CATATTGTTCGGAATAACGTTAGAGTAATCGACAAAGGGTACACCGAGTGCACCCTCGAGTAGCATAGACTTGAACCCTGTACAGTCTATGAAAAGGTCAGCTTCTACCCGCAGACCGTCACTGAGTTCTAACCACTTGATTCCCTCGTCTCCAACCTCGATATTGGTGACATCCATCTGGATGTGTTTAACACCTTTTGGTTTACAATAGTTGTCACGTAACCATGGACCAAACTTGGATGAATCAAAGTGAAGTGCATGACAATTATGCTGAAAATTTTGCGAATCCTTCTTCATCTTGTTTGTGCGAACAAGGGCCATGTTTGCAAAGAATGTGTCTGCGAATGGAACATGGGTTTCTGGAGAAATGATACGACGCCTCTCCCACGTTGGATACTTTTTTTTGTCAAAAATTGTAGTTCCAAATGGATAATAACACTCGTGACCTGGTCCGAGAAAGTCTTCGAATTTAATTGCCAGTTTGTATGAAGCATCTGTATCTTTCATCATATCTTCCGGGTTGATTCCTAGAAGGTTCATCCAGTCGACAAATCCACTGATCGTAGATTCTCCAACACCAACTATCGGTACCGTTGGTGATTCTACGAGAGTTACATCTGCATTAGGTAAGCCAAGAAGAGTTGCGGCTGCCATCCATCCGGAAGACCCTCCTCCGACTACAACAATCTTCATTAAAAACATGGTTTATTATTTTTCTTATTGAAATGGCGCACCGGTAGCCCACGCAACAAGAGCATACCTTGTTCCGGAAGTGACAGGAGTAACTCTATGACGTATTATAGAAGGAAATACAGTGACACTTCCCTTTTCTCTATTTGTTGTCAATGCTTGTTCATCTAGGTTACCAAACTGTAAATCTGCTCCACTATATGACGTGTCATCCGATAGCTGAACAGTCAGACTTATTTTTCGTATACACGTTTCCGGAGATGGCCCTACATCAACATGCCACTTGTAATAATCACCGTCTTCATATTTTGTAAATTGAATATTCTGAAACAGCTTGTCTATATTGAATTTAAACTTTTCATTATTGAAATATTCCACCAGACTACCAAGTCTCATATAGATCCAATCAGTTTCGTCCGAGTATTCAATAAAATGGTTTTTACTCGAACGTGCATTTCCACTCTTGACAGTTTCACTACTGACACACTTCTTAGAGTATTCTCTTACAAGTCTGTCACATTCTTCTATAGTAAATACGTTCGGAATACTGTAATAAGAACCAAGGTCCATTAAAGAATTGTGACTTCAATTCTTTAATGTCCATATCGTGCCATAGTAATATTTTTACAATCAACGAAATAAATACTATATTAAAAACTATATTCCGCAGCGAAAATGAATCAAAGTGGTCAATTAATAAACATTTTTGGGAAGATGGTATCCAGAATAAATCAATTGGTGTAGTGTCTATTTTTAGAATAGAAGGTTCTCTTCGTGCACTGATTGAAAAAGTTCTCTCAAAGTTTTTAAAACCTGGTGAACAATTCCAGTATATTCAATACTATGAATGGAATCAGATGAGTCAGATTAACTGGCATTCAGACTCTGGTAAAAAGGCGGCTATAACAATTTACTTAAACGAAGAGTGGGATCCAAACTGGGGTGGTTTTTTCTGTTGGCAGGAACATTCTGGAAATGCTCATCTCATTGTTCCTCAATTTAACACGGCCGTCATAGCTCGAGATAATCCACCTCATCATGTTTCACTCATAAGCCCTTATGCACCAGTCAGAAAAACTCTTCAAATATGGATCACCGATTCTGCACAATTGACTACTATAGAAGAATAATTCAGTCTCTTTTCGAGAGCTTCGCGCTTGGCAGACTCTTCCTTCAGTGCCTCTATCAACAGTGCAACTATGTTTCCGTACGAGACTGAATATATACCATCGTCATTTTTATGCACAACCTCGGGCAAAACCTCCAATAACTCTTGTGCTATCACACCAGCCTGGCGAGGCAAATCAGCATCCGTACGTTTAAACGTATACCCCGAAATCTTCTTCACCTTTTCTAAAGCGTTCGGTATAACTTGGAGATCCGTCTTGATTCTTCTATCAGAGTTGGCTGATACCGATGCCGTCGCTGTAAAGTTTCCTGACCGATCCATCGTAAACAGTGTTGCGGTCGACATATCCCACGAGGCCCTAAACACCAAATTCTGATTCGATCCCAAAATACCGTGTGAAAAGCCTGCAACGCCTAAAACGTCATATGAATAATAAGCATACCTGGCCGCTGATCCAGCAAGTCTTACAGCACAAGATGCATCCTGACTGGCGGCGTTGGATATGTTATAGAAATAAGCCTGACCAGTATCTGGAGCATTTGTACCCTGTGCATAATTCGTTCGGATACTACCGGTTGAATATAACCCCGCCACCGCGTTTATTTGACCGGATGAATATATTCCCGTGGATTGTATACTTCCATTCACATTGAGTCCATAGGTGGGACTAGCTGCAGTTCCTATACCAACATTACCAGCTATATATACATTACTACTGTATAGATTGAAATTGTTATATGCACCCGAAGGATATGTCGCGGTCGTAAAGTTGGTAGTTCCACCTGGTGAAGTTGCTGAATAAACCGTCTGTAAAGTACACTGCGACTGCCATCCAGGAGTTGAACCAAGAGCTCTTAAAATGATTGAGGGTCCACCCGTGAAACTTGTCATTCCATAGGACTCAAAAATATAACTTTGCCAACCAGAACCTGCGGCATGAAATAATCCAGCCGGATTTGCCGTTCCTATTCCAACTTGCGCATTAGAATTCATAATCAGGACGTTCGAACCTCCAATTGCATTCGAAAATACAAAAACATTCGAACCCTGAACTATACTTGCAGGAAACCCAGATGCTATGATTGCATTAGCGCAAGAAACGTTACCCGAAACTTGTAAATTCGATGTTGGATTTGTTGTTCCGATTCCGACAAAGGCACTTAGACCTGTCCCTGCCTGGTACAAAGCCATACTACTTTGTTACAATATTTTAAGAAACGACCCTTCGTGCCGAAGGATCGGTCGGACGGCGGGTTATATCCTACGGCCATACGGGCCGAACATGGAGTCCTTTAGTAATTGTCAAGTGCTTGTATCTCCAAGTAATCGATCGAAATGTTGAACGGGGCCGATGCACTAAAGCTTGATGGATTTGCCACCACCCCAAAATAAGCATCAAGTACTGATGTTATATTCTGTTCATTCGAGTACCCATCCTGAACAAAAGACGTAAGTGCTGATGCGGCCATCGTAAAGTCTACTGACGATGCATCTGAAAAATAACACCGAACCTTGAAAGATCCACCTAGAGTCGCCCCGTACAAAGTATAAGCCATAAACAGACGGTATCTACGAGTCGCACCGGTCGCAACCGTAGTCATCGTAAATGGCGAATACACATTTGCGATCGGTGTACCGGGTTGTTCAGAAATTCCATAAGAAATAGTCGACCGATGACCAGCGATTCTACTACCTACACCCCAAATAGGTCGCTGGTACACAATATTCTTATAGCCGGCCAAGGCCACCTGTGTCGATGTGATAATCCCAGAACTAATCGTCCCGACATTTGTAAAGTTGCGCGAAGCATCAATCAACTGAGTTCCGTTGATCAGCATCGAACCGACATTCGCAAAACCGACGCACGTCACATTCGTAGTCGAAACGATATTGCCCGTCACAAAGAGATTTGCGGTCGGTGTTGCCGTCCCGACACCAATCTGTCCACTGACTATAAACGAGTTGGAAGGTGCAGCAACGCCTGTCAAACCATAAGATCCGAGAGCCATGTTGCCTCCGACCGACAAGTTGCTCGTTGGATTCGTCGTCCCGATACCGACCGACGCCATGTTGTAAATGTTCGAAGATGCAATCACATTCACCCAGCTTGACGGATACTGAAGAGACTGTGGCACAAATGTACCGTACGGAGAAATACTAAAGAAGGTTCCGCTCGTCGTCCCGAGTGTCGCGTAGGTTGGTGCAATAGTCGTCGTATTCGTCGCGCAATAGACATCTATATAGTAATACAGTGACTGATCCGTAATCACGAGCGGAATGTTGAATCGGTCCGCTGAGGTGAACGACTGAATATACAAGTAATTCTTTGTCAATGGGACAGTATCAGTTACTGATGCACCGACAGCCACCTTTGTAATCGTGTTGGTGGCCGGGAAGAAACCAGTCAGAACGTACGTGCCTGGGAGCTGAACCTTTATATTACCGGCAGCTGTAATGTAAATAAAGGCTGATGTACCCTTGACCTCGTACGTACTTGCCAAATTCATTGAAAAGGCGTTTCCGTTCGAGTCGTTCGCGAACGGCGAGGATAGTGTTATGCTCGTCGGCGTCGTAAGTGTTAAACCGCTAATAGTTCCGAGCGCGCCCGACGTAAAGAAAATGTTACCCTGGACGACCAAGTTACCAGTTACCAACACGTTACCCTGGTTGGTACCACCCGCACCCGAAACAATATTCGAACCGACAATCACATTGCCAGGTGTTGAGATGTTCGAGAGGGTATTAATCTGACCGGTTGTATTCTGTGATCCCTTGATGACCAGGTTTCCTTCTATCACCTCATTGCCGTAGACACCAAGCTGGGCCAGGTTCGAAGTTCCAGGGATGACGAGAGAAGCCGCATTCAGGTACGAGTAAAGATTTGCGCCGCCGATAACCGTCAGAGACTGATTAAGATTGGATGCGGCCGAGACGTTCAGAGTCTGAATATTGGCCGATGTTCCAACACCGAGAGATGAGATGACATTCATCGTCGAGAGGACGTTTGTAGCGCCAGCGACAGTCAGAGTCGAGAATGTGTTGATCGCACCTTGTATACCGACAATTCCTACAAGGTTCGACTGACCAACGACGTTCAGCGTCGAAAACAGGTTGGCTGCGCTCATCAGATTCGTCTGGCCTGTGACCGTCAGGGCGTTGTTGATGTTGGACGTGCCTGCGATGTTAATCGTTCCGGTCATGAATGTGTTGCTCGCGCTCACATTCACATTTCCGAGCAAATTTGATGTACCAAGGACCATCACATTCTGCTGGAGATTGGCGTTCGAAGAGACAGTCAGCGAAAACAAGTTTGCCCAGTTCTGGACCGAGAGGTTACTGGCCGTATTGATATTAGAAGCCACATTGAGGGTAGATAGCAGCCATGTGCGGTCAGTCACACCTAGAGTCGAAAACAGATTTGCGGCCGAGGTGACTCCGAGCGTCGAAAGGAGATTCGCTTGGCCAGTCACACCGACTACCGACAAAAGATTAGTCTGGCCCGTCACACCGAGCGTCGAAAGTATATTAGCCTGACCTATAACACCAAGTGTATTCAGATTAGACTGACCGGATACGTTGGCGACTGTAAAGTACGTGTTGTTCAGATGGAATGTATTTCCGTTGATTGTCACGTTTCCCACCAGATTCGAAACAGTCGCGACGTTCAAAGTGTAAATGTTTGCCGTCTGATTTACATTCAGATTACCAAGCAAGTTTGAATACTGGCTTAGTACTATGAGGTTACCCTGTGTTACCAGGTTGCCGATGATATTCGCATCGCCTATCGTCGATATGATAGGCATGTTATCTACTGGTGAGCTATATTATTTTCAAGTTTCAATATCCGTTCTTCGAGTGCTTCGCGCTTTTTCTTCTCCTCTTTGAGTGCCTGTATCAAAAGAGCTGTGATGTTACCATAGGCTACCGTATACATCCCATTTTCATCCTTGTTTACAACCTCGGGCAGAACCTCAAGAATCTCCTGCGCTATAACTCCAGCCTGTCGTGGTTTGGTTTCTATATCATTACGTGTAAATGTATAACCTGATATCTTGTCAACCTTCTCAAGTGCATCCATAATTGGCTCGATATCACTCTTGAGCCGCCGATCCGAGTTGGCTGCTATCGACGCCGTAGCTGTAAAGTTTCCGGACCGATCCATCGTAAATAGTGTTCCGGTCGACATGTCCCACGAGGCCCTAAACACCAAATTCTGACTCGACCCCAAAATACCCATTGAGTATCCAGCAACGCCAGCAACGTCCATTGAAAAATAGGCGTACCGCGCACTTGCACTGTTAATACGTACTGCACACGAAGCATCCTGACTGGCGGCGTTGGTTGGGTTATAGAAATAAGCCTGACCTGTGTTAGGTGCATTTGTGCCCTGTGTATAGCTCGTCTGTATGGTTCCACCGGATGATGTGATGGCAGCACATGTTAGTGTGCCTGTAAGAGTCGGACTGGCCGAAAGGACGTTATTTCCGCTTCCGGTCGAACTTGTTACACCGGTACCACCATTTGCTACTGGCAAAGTTCCTGAAACGTCTGCCGTAAGTGACACTGCAGACCAGGACGGAGTTGTTCCGCCATGTAAAACCTGAGTTGTTGTTCCGGCCGCAAGACGAGTTCCTGCACCGCTCGCTCCTCCATAGATGAGATCACCAGCAGTGGTCATTGGGGACAATGCGTTAAAGCCGGCCGATGCAGATGTCTGACCTGTTCCGCCGTATGAAAGTCCGAGTGTTCCCCATGTTGGCGCACCGGCGCCTCCAGAAAGCAGAGCCTGTCCAGATGTTCCTGCACTGTTTGTCGCGAGTGTTGTTGTTGCGGAACCATACACAACTCCACCAGCCACTAGTCCTGAAAACTGATTGAGCGGTAAAGATGTTACCCATGATGGTGCACCAGACACTGTGCCATTACCAGTCTGTGAAAGGAATGCCTGCGTTGCAGATGTTGATCCGACCAGGCGTGAGTTTGAACCGCTCGCGCCTCCATAGATGAGATCTCCAAGGGTTGTCATGGGGGACAAGGCGTCGAAGGCGGCCGACTTGGTCGTTTGACCAGTTCCACCGTACGAAAGACCGAGTGTACCATAGGCCGGTCCAACTCCGGCTCCGCCTGAGAGAAGTGGCTGACCGGAAGATCCAACTGCAGTCGTCGAAACAGACGAAGATGATGTCGCATACAAGACACCATAAGCTGAGAGACCTGATAAACCAGTAGCTGATGCGGTCGTTACACCTGTTATGCGACCGTACGCGTCGATCGTAACTACTGGAATAGTGGATCCACTTCCGTAGGTTCCTGCACTTCCAGGACTGAATGTGACTGCCGGAAGATCAGTCGCGGATATTGTCACCCATGAGGGTGTCGATGACGTCTCACTCAGAAACTTTAGTGTTCCGGTCGAATTTGGCGCCAGACGCGTACCTGTTCCGCTCGTGCCTCCATAGATAAAGTCACCCAGGGTTGTCATTGGTGACAGTGCATCAAAAGCATTCGTCGTGGTCGTCTGACCAGTTCCACCGTTTCCGATCGAAAGCGCCGTACCAAGTGTAAGACTCGAAGCAGCGATCGTGTTAGAACCAGCCACCGGACCGTAGAAGGTTCCAACCAGACTGGTGGCCGTCACGGTCGAAGCAGCTACTGTGTTTGATCCGGCCACAGGTCCGTAGAAGGTTCCGACAAGGCTTGTTCCAGTGATTGTAGAACCTGTGATCGTATTAGAGCCGTCAATCACTCCATAGTGTGTACCGACCAGACTGGTTGCTGTCACCGTAGAAGCCGCAATCGTATTCGAACCGGCGATTGTTCCGTAAATTGTCGAGGCCGAAATAGTGTTTGAACCGGCCACAGGTCCATAGAAGGTTCCGACCAGACTGGTTGCCGTTACGGTCGAAGCAGCGATCGTGTTTGATCCGGCCACCGGACCGTACAAGGTTCCGACCAGACTGGTGGCCGTTACGGTCGAAGCAGCTACTGTGTTAGAACCAGCCACCGGACCATAGAAGGTTCCGACCAGACTGGTTCCAGACAAGGTCGAACCTGCAATAGTATTAGAACCGATAATCGGCCCATAAAACCCTGTGGTGGCTATAGCCGTCACCGAGTTGGAAGTTGTCGCGTTGATTGTTGGTGCGTTGACATTTGAAGAGGCGGTAATGACTGTCGCGCCAATCACATTCGAACCGACAATCGGTCCGTAAAAACCGGTTGTGGCTATAGCCGTCACCGAGTTGGAAGTTGTAGCGTTGATTGTTGGTGCATTGACATTTGAAGAGGCGGTGATGACTGTCGCGCCAATCACATTCGAACCGACAACCGGACCATAAAACCCTGTGGTGGCTATAGCCGTCACCGAGTTGGAAGTTGTCGCGTTGATTGTTGGTGCGTTGACATTCGACGAGGCTGTGATGACCGTCGCGCCAATCACATTCGAACCGACAACCGGCCCATAAAATCCGGTGGTCGCGATGGATGTCGCAGCATTCATTGTCGTCACATTTATTGTTGGTGCGTTGACATTCGATGAGGCTGTGATGACTGACGCGCCAATCACGTTCGAACCGACCACAGGACCGTAAAAGGTTCCAGTCAGACTTGTCGCTATGATATTCGAAGCCAGGACGTTTGTTGTCTGGACAGCATTTGCCGCATAGACGTTATTTGTTGCCACAAAGCTGACCGAGTTGGCAGTCAGTGAATTAGCCGTCGAACTAATAGCCGATGATATAACTATGTTTTGGATATTCGCAGTCGCTACATTCATCAAATTTGTAATTGTCATGCTGGTTACGTTTGCGTAAGATTCGACATTAAGACTGACTATGTTCGAAGTAAGCGACGAGAGAGTCGATACGTTGCCGGTCAAGGTGTTGCTTGTGAAAGCATTTAGGGTCGATACGTTTGCAGCGAGGGCCGTTAGGGTCGATACGTTGCCGGTGAGTGTGTTACTGGCAAAAGCATTGAAGGTTGTGACATTGGCTGCGAGGGCCGTAAGGGTCGAGACGTTGCCGGTCAGGGTATTCGACTGGAAAGAGTTAAGGGTTGTGACATTGGCTGAGAGGGCCGTAAGGGTCGAGACGTTTCCTGTAAGTGTGTTGCTAGTGAAGACGTTAAGGGTCGTAACATTGGCCGCAAGGACCGTAAGGGCCGAAACGTTGCCAGTCACCGTATTGCTTGTAATAACATTGAGGGTCGAGACGTTCTGGGTCAAGACTCCAAGAGTCGAGACGTTGCTAGTCAGTGTATTCGACTGGAAAGAGTTAAGGGTTGTGACATTGGCTGAGAGGGCCGTAAGCGTCGAAACGTTGCCAGTGAGTATGTTACTGGCAAAAGCATTGAATGTTGTGACGTTGGCCACAAGGACCGTCAGGGTCGAAACGTTGCCGGTGAGTGTGTTGCTTGTAAAGGTGTTGAGGGTTGTTACATTCGCAGAGAGTAAGTTGGCCGAAGTTACATTGAATGTAAGGACACCGAGGGTCGATATATTTCCGGTGACTGTGTTGCTTGTGATGACGTTAAGGGTCGTTATGTTCGCGGCGAGAGCCTCAAGGGTTGACACGTTTCCTGTGATTGTATTGCTGATAAAGGAATTGAGGGTTGTTACGTTCGCGGAGACTAAGTTTGCCAAAGACACATTGGCAGCGAGCGCCGTCAGAGTCGAAACGTTTCCGGTGAGTGTGTTGCTGGTAAAGGCATTGAAGGTTGTGACGTTGGCGTTGATGGCGGTGAAAGTCGAGACATTGGCCTCGAGGACTCCAAGGGTTGATACGTTTGCTGTGAGTGTATTACTGGTAAAAGCATTTAGAGTTGTTACATTGGCTGCTAGGGCCGTCAGAGTCGAGACGTTACCGGTCAGAGTGTTACTTGTAAACGAATTAAAAGTTGTTACGTTGGCGGCCAGGGATGTCAAGGTTGAGACGTTACCGGTCAGTGTGTTGCTAGTAAGGGCATTGAAGGTTGAGACGTTTGCAGTCAGTGTATTACTTGCAAAGGCGTTGAAGTTTGTCACGTTGGCTGAAAGGGCCGTGAGGGTCGAAACGTTACCGGTGAGTGTATTGCTGATAAAGGCGTTGAGGCTAGAAACGTTCTGGTTTAGGACGCCAAGAGTCGACACGTTGGCCGTGAGTGTGTTGCTGATAAAGGCGTTGAGTGTCGTGACGTTGCCGGTCAGAACATTTGCCAAAGTCATATTGGCTGAAAGTGTGGATAATGTCGATATGTTACCGGTCAGAGTGTTACTGGCAAAGGCGTTAAGGGTTGTGACATTGTCAGTCAGAACATTTGCGGACGTAACATTTAGAGTCAATACTCCGAGGGTCGACACGTTTCCAGTCAGGATATTAGACGCGACTGAATTGGATTGGGACGATACATTTAGGTATGTTATGTCTGCGCGAGTTGAAACGTTGAGAGTTGAAACGTTCCCAGTGGAGATGTTCGCCGATGAGACATTCAGAGTCTGGATGTTTGACGCGACCGAATTGGATTGGGTCGAGACTGTTAGGTAAGTTATGTTTGCGGCGGTCGAAACATTGAGAGACGCTACGTTCCCAGTGAATATATTTGCAGTTGTGATGTTGGCCGTCAGGATGTTGGCCGAAACTTCATTCGACTGGCCGACGTACGACTGATCAATCCTTTCTAATGTCGTAGTAAACTCGGAATAGACGTTGAGGAGGTTGATATTGGCGAGTGTACTGACATTAAGGGTCGTGACGTTCGCGAGCGGGGTTGAGAGCGTACCGGTACTAACAGTCAGGGCTTGGAGTGAGTCGACATTGGCGCCGTCGGCAACACTGAGGCCGAATATACCCGTGTTGGTTGTGTGTATGCCTACGTTACCTTCTTGGTCGATGACCATAGCCAGTGTCTGATTGTCCCAAAACTCGGCGACGTTATGCACGTGAACTGTCTCAAACTGGACAACCTTGAGTGCGGTCGCCGTACCAGAGTTGTTTACGGACAGTGCATTCGAAAAGGCGGTGTTGGTTGTCGTCACCGTAAAGTTTCCAGTCACAGTCAGATTGGCTGTGGTAATCTTTCCGAATGACGCGTTACCAGGGACGCTTAAAGTTCCGTTGACTGTCACACCGTCAGCGGTTGTTAGGGTATTTAGATTTGTTGACCCGAACACATATACGTTCTGGGATGATATTGTACTCTGCACATTAAGGTCACCTGTGACGTTCGAGTACCCCATCTACTTTTAATTAAGATAATAGTAGATGAGTGCTATATTCAGTAACACTGCTTCTGGAACTGCCGTTTTTACCAGTCAGGCCGGTCTTACTATTTCATTCACGAAATCTCTTTGACAATTTTATTCACCTTTGACATATTATTTGTGTTCAGGACAAGAAATCTCTGTTCGGCATTGATGTTCGGATCGATACCTCCTCTGAATCCGAGCTTGTTCATTATATAGGCGCTCGTTGGTCTTGGTGTGTTTGGTGTGTTGGCGAACCGAGTAGACAACTGGCGAATCTCTTTGAAACCTGCACGCTTCGCGCACCATACAACAAGTGCGCGAAGCTTGGTACCTAACCCCTGACGTCTATAGGCTTCGACCGTCACACCAGTACTAAATTTTAGGACGCTGCCGAGTATCTCACATTTGAGAGTCGCTGCCTCGACTCCCTCTTTGTACATGACGATGTTCACCGTGGTTTTGCCATACTGAAAGGCGTTGAGCTTCAATGGCTCTTTAAGCTTGAATGCTTTCAGCTCCGCGACAAGACTCTTGGCGGTCATCTACTATTACATGTTTACAAAAGTTCCTGCCAACTTAAAAGAGCATCAGCAGTGACCGTACCTTGTGCCGTATTGTTGAAAAATGCAAGCGTAAATATGTCGCTCGTCTGTGTGAATGAATTCCTTCCAATCTGTGAAAAGTATTGTCCCAGCTCGAAGACAGACAATCCAGAAGTTTTCCCAGCCGCCGTAACCAGACCTGATGCCACTTGTTGACACGTCGTCGCCGAAAAGGCCGTCGCAGACTTGTCCACAAGGATGCTTGTGCTCGGTGGTGCCGCCAGGAAGTTCTCACCAGTCAAGTTTGCGGCCGTGACGTTGCTCCACAGAGCCCACTGGACGACGTCATCCGTCGATGAGATCACCACCTCGACCTGTCGGACGGCGCACACGGAATCGAGCCGACCCGGTGCGAGTTGGATGGAAATGACGGGTACCCACGTCCCAGCACCGACAGTAGCGCTGAACGTAGCCAAGTTGGAATACAGTGTCAAGGGTGCGGTAGAGCCACCCTCCGACATGACGGTCGAGCAAATTTGTGTGAGGTTCGAGGTTGCTGGAGCAGCTCCATTCAGAGTCTGAATCTCGTACCTGATGGGCAGACACGCCGTTGTTATGTATGCCATAGTGATCAAATTGGCGTGATGGAACGTGTGGCACAGGATGAAAAGACCGTTAATGACGAAACCCATGCGAACCGAGCCGACGCCGAGCCACTCCATGTCGATCCATAGAATTTGGGACTTTGTGATGTCCAGCGTGAGACCGGACGGACCAGAACCGAGAAGGGTGTCGCCGTTCCAGTTCACTTGGGCCACATTCGAAAGAGTTACGGTACCAGTCACGTTCGATCGCTGGACGAGTTCGACACCATTTGACAATTCGACGTAAAATCCATTATCTATTCCAAAATACCCCACGCGCTGACGCGTATTACCAGGTGAAGCCGGTGACATTACAAATGTCAACATCGTAAGGAGGGATTTACCTGGCTGATATCTAAAAGTGTAAGCTGATTCACGGGCTGCAAATGATCCAGTCGTATTAGTAATTGTAAGATTTGCAGAACTCTGTGTAGGGATGAATGTTATCGATCCACCTGAAGCTACATTAGATCTGAATGAAGTATCGAGTCCATACCTCTGTTGTGAATCAAATAGTGTAAAGGGGTTACTGACGCGTAGGCGACCAAAAGCGTCCAGTTGTGGAGTCTGTGCCAAACTCACTTGATTATTTATGGTATACCCCATCTACTAATTCCTTAGATTAAACTCCAACGAGTCCCGGTCCAGAGTGTCGTTACTGATATATTGTTTAAAGCCAGTGTGATTACTGAATTTCCATCAATCAAGTCACCACCGCTGGTGCTTAGTGTAATGTTGTTCGAGGCTGCATTGCTAGCTTCATCCTTGATCACAAACGTCTTACCGATAGGGCAGGTTGAACCAGCGGGCAGTGTCACTGAGCGACCGGCCGAAAGACCAATGTACCAGTCCGATACGGTTGGGCTGTATGCAGTTGTACGGCCAGTCAGAACACTCGAAACGAATGAATTTGCATGGACGTTTCCGAGAACATCCAGATTGTACTGAGGATTCAATGCACCTATACCGACCGAGTTAGAATAGTAAATGTTCGAACCTGACGAAACCCACTGCGTTCCAGGGGTTCCACCAGGTCCACCCGTCGCGAGTCCACCACCTGTGTGTGGAGCAATAGTCAGATATGTTCCACCGCCAGTCGCATTCGTCTGATGCAACAAAGTTGCACCTATGGTCGTAATGTCAAGATAGTAGTACAGGGCAGTATTTGTCACGTTGATCGGAATCTGTATAAACTCGGTTGGGTTCTGTGTGATGAATGTCGTGTAGTCGTACAGGTAAGCCTGGTCGCTGCCATGGATATCAGCTATGTTCGAACCGACCGCGAGGCCTGATATGTTCTGGTCACCCTTGAAGACGGCTGTGAGGATGTAAGGACCCGCCTTGCCGAACGTAAAGTTACCATTCGCCGTCACGCTGATCAGTGTCGATGTTCCTGTGATTGTAAATCCGTTGCTAAGACCGACGCTCAGTGGACTTGCCGTCCGTAGAGGTCCGGTATATGGCAGCTGGACTGCAATGTCGGCCGGGAGTGTGAGCGTATAGCCACCACCTTCGCCCAGCTTTCCAAGAGCCGAAAAGACGTTGCCTGTGACGGTCGTGTCACCGTTGACAATCAGGTTCGCAGTGACGGTGTTGCTCACGTTAGCCGAGAGGGCCGTAAGGGTCGAAACGTTACCAGTCAGTGTATTGCTGATAAAGACGTTAAGGGTTGTCACGTTCGCCGCCAGGGATGTCAGTGTTGACACATTTCCAGTGACTACGTTAGCCGATATGACATTCAAGGTTGTGACGTTCTGAGTCAGGACCCCGAGGGTCGAGACGTTTGCCGTAAGAGTATTGCTTGTGAAAGCATTTAGGGTTGTGACGTTTGCAGCCAAGGCTGTGAGGGTTGAGACGTTTCCAGTCAGTGTGTTGCTTGTAAAGGCGTTGAAGGTTGTGACGTTTGCATCGAGGGCCGTTAGAGTTGAGACATTTCCGGTGAGTGTGTTGCTTGTAAAGGCGTTAAAGGTGGTTACGTTTGCTGCCAGGGCCGTCAAGGTCGAAACGTTTCCGGTGAGTGTGTTTGATTGGAAGGAGTTAAGAGTTGTTACGTTAGCGGCCAAGGCCGTGAGGGTCGAGACATTTCCAGTAAGAGTATTGCTTGTAAAGACGTTGAGGGTTGATATATTTGCATTAAGGGATGTAAGGGTCGAGACGTTGCCGGTCCCGACATTTGCTGATACGATGTTTGATGATACCGAGTTCATAAGTGTAGAGACTGTAAAGTAGGTTGCATTTCCTCCGGTCGATATATTGATGCTCGAGACGTTTTCGGTCGAGACGTTTGCCGATGCGATGTTGGCCGTCAGGATGTTTGAAGAGACGCTATTGAGTTGTGTCAGTACCGTGATCGAAGATACATTGAGGGTTGCGACATTTCCAGTCAGGACCCCGAGTGTCGAGACATTTGCTGTGAGCGTATTACTGCTAAAGGCGTTGAAGGTGGTCACATTTGCTTCCAGTGCTGTCAGAGTAGAGACGTTTCCAGTCAGTGTGTTGCTTGTAAAGGCGTTAAAGGTGGTTACGTTGGCCGAGAGGGACGTTAGGGTCGAGACATTTCCTGTGAGTGTGTTGCTTGTAAATGCATTGAAGGTTGTGACATTGGTCGATGGTGAACTTAGGACGGCTATATTGGCAGAAAGGGCCGTTAGGGTCGATACGTTTCCGGTGAGTGTGTTGCTGATAAAGGCGTTGAAGGTTGTGACGTTTGCATCAAGGGCCGTGAGGGTCGATACGTTTCCAGTCACCACATTACCAGAGATGACATTGAGGCTCGAGATGTTCGCGGCTAGAGCAGCAAGAGTTGAGACGTTTCCAGTCAATGTGTTTGATTGGAAGGTGTTAAAGGTTGTTACGTTAGCGGCCAAGGCCGTGAGGGTCGAAACGTTACCAGTCAGTGTGTTGCTTGTAAAGACGTTCAGGGTTGTGACGTTTGCATCGAGGGCCGTCAGGGTCGATACGTTTCCAGTGACTACGTTAGCCGATATGACATTGAGTGTCGTCACATTTTGAGTCAGGACCCCGAGGGTCGATACGTTGGCCGTAAGAGTGTTGCTCATAAAGGCGTTGAAGGTTGAGACGTTTGCATCGAGGGCCGTCAGGGTCGATACGTTGCCAGTAAGAGTATTACTGGTAAAGATGTTCAGAGTTGATACGTTTGCGGCCAGGGCCGTGAGGGTTGAGACGTTTCCAGTGACTACATTGGCTGTGATGACATTGAGCGTTGTGACGTTCTGAGTCAGGACCCTGAGGGTCGAGACATTGCCAGTGATTGTATTCGATGTAATGATGTTAACTGTTGTCATGTTAGCAGTCAGGGCTCCAAAAGTTGATGCGTTCGATACGAGCGCATTTGAAGTTGTAGTGACGTTAATATAAGGAATTGTAAGCGTGTCGAACAAAAATACTGTATTTGTGGCATTTGAAACAAAGGCTCCTGGAACAACGAGATTGGCAATATTGGCTGTTACGGCCACATTGAGTGATGCTACATTGATGCTACTAATATTTGCTGTCAGGGCTGAAAGTGCTGAGACGTTTCCGGTCAGTGTGTTTGACTGAAAGGCATTGAAGGTTGTGACGTTCGCATCGAGTGCTGTGAGGATAGATACATTTGCCGTAAGTGTGTTGCTGGTAAAGACGTTCAGGGTTGTGACATTTGCATCTAAGGCCGTCAGGGTCGAGACATTGCCAGTGAGTATGTTGCTCATAAAGGCGTTGAAGGTTGAGACGTTTGCATCGAGGGCCGTTAGAGTTGTGACATTGCTGGTCAGAGTGTTTGACTGAAAGGCATTGAAGGTTGTTACGTTTGCTGCCAGGGCTGTTAGGGTCGAGACGTTTCCGGTGAGTGTGTTGCTGATAAAGGAGTTCAGGGTTGTCACGTTTGCGGCCAAGGCTGTCAGGGTTGAGACATTTCCGGTGAGTGTGTTGCTGGTAAAGGCGTTGAAGGTTGAGACGTTTGCATCTAAGGCCGTTAGGGTCGAGACGTTGCTCGTCAGTGTGTTGCTCATAAAGACGTTCAGAGTTGTGACGTTTGCATCGAGGGCCGTGAGGGTCGATACGTTTCCAGTCACCACATTACCAGAGATGACATTGAGTGTCGAGACGTTCTGTGTAAGGACCCCGAGGGTCGATACGTTGGCAGTGACTACATTGGCCGTGATGACATTGAGTGTCGTCACATTCTGTGTAAGGACCCCGAGGGTCGAAACGTTACCAGTGAGTGTGTTGCTCATAAAGGCGTTCAGAGTTGAGACGTTTGCATCGAGGGCCGTTAGGGTTGAAACGTTTCCAGTCAGTGTATTGCTGATAAAGGCATTGAAGGTTGAGACGTTTGCACCGAGGGCCGTTAGGATTGTGACGTTGCCAGTGAGTGTGTTGCTCATAAAGGCGTTCAGAGTTGAGACGTTTGCACCGAGGGCCGTTAGGGTTGTGACGTTTCCAGTGAGTGTATTGCTGATAAAGGCGTTCAGAGTTGAGACGTTTGCTGCCAGGGCTGCGAGGACCGATACATTTGCAGTCAGAGTGTTTGACTGGAAGGAGTTCAGGGTTGTCACGTTGGCTGCCAGGGCTGTCAAAGTTGAGACATTTCCGGTGAGTGTGTTGCTGGTAAAGGCATTGAAGGTTGTGACGTTTGCATCTAAGGCCGTTAGGGTCGAGACATTGCCAGTAAGTGTATTACTCGTAAAGGCGTTCAGTGTGGTTACATTGGCTGCCAGAGCCGTAAGGGTAGATATGTTTCCAGACACCACATTACCAGATATGACATTGAGGCTCGAGACGTTACCAGACAGGGCTGTCAAAGTTGAGACGTTTCCAGTGAGTGTGTTTGATTGGAAGGCGTTCAAGGTTGTCACATTGGCTGCGAGAACTCCGAGGGCGGAGACGTTACCAGTTTGTGTATTACTGATAAAGGCGTTGAGAGTTGTGACGTTCGCCAAGTTGACAGTCAGTGAAGAAATGTAAGAGTTGACCAGATTGGATGTGACTATGTTTGATGTTACGACATTCAGAGTTGCGATATTGCCAACCAGGGCCGAGACGACACTGGCATTTGTCAAAAGGATATTCGACTGTAGAACGTTGATAGATGTGATGTTCGCCGTCAGTCCTGAAAAGTTGGTCACGTTCGAATTCAGAACGTTCGAGGTTGTTACATTTTCATACGCGACGTTTGACATTAGGGATGTGAGGGTTGTAACGTTCGCCGTAAATACATTGGCCGACGTAATATTCATCACCCCGGCATAAACATTCGTAGTGTAAAGATTCGTTACAGTTGTCGTCAGTATATTTGCTATTGTGATGTTTGCTAAATTGACATTTGCTTCACTGGTAACTCGTAAATAATCAGTAATTATTAATTCCGTATTGAGACCTTCCGCGTTTACATTTCCGGCGACAGTCAGCTTACCGGTCAGGACACTTGTCCCGATGCCGACATTTGATAGGATGTAAATGTCATTTCCGGTGTTTGACCATTGTGAAGAAACAAATGAAGTATTAGATGCTGACGTTATGCGTCCGGACGAATCGACTGTGAATGCGGCTACATCATAATAACCAGCGATAACACCAGTCAATGGGAATACCGCGTCTGGTAGAGTTCCGACCAGGTTCGAGGCGGTGATGTTCGAAAGACCTGATGCGTTACCAGTGTAGAGATTTGATGACAATACTCCACCGACGTTCAAAAAGTCCAAGACACCAAGCTGTGTGATGTTGGACTGGATAGGGGCTGTGACCGAAAGGGCCGTCTTGACCGATCCGTACACATTCGCAGCTGTAAGATATGTTATACCTGCGCCATTACCAGATAAAGAACCGGCCGCGACAGATCCAGATACCGTCAGACTCGTGAGTGTACCGAGGCTCGTAATATTTGGCTGGGCATTGGCAGTGACTGAGCCGGCGGCTGCAATACTTCCAATCACATTCGCCGCATTGATGTTTGAGATACCAGAACCATTCGATGCGACCAAAAGACCATTTATCGTGAGGCCAGTCAGTGTACCTACGCTCGTTATATTTGGCTGCGCAGGATTAGAAACGCTCAGTGCCAGTGCGGCAGTTATCGCTGTATTTGCCGTCTGTACGTTTGTGAGGCCTCCACCGTCACCATTAAAGAAAAGGGCATTCATCACACCAGTCTGAGTCAGCCCAGTGACCGTCAGATTACTCAGAGTTCCGAGCCCTGTGATGTTTGACTGCAGCGCGCCAGTCACGATGTGGGCTGCCGGAACCGTATCGTACACATTCGATCCGTTGATCGCCGAGAGGGCTGAGGCATTACCAACCAGGTTCGAGGCGGACAGTGTGTTCAGAACTATCAGATTTCCAAGACTTCCCACGTTCGTAATCAGATTCTGATTTGGCTCGAGGACCGTCCCGACCAGATTACTATAGACTGTCGCTGCATAGACATTCTGCCCGACCAGAAGATTCGAGCCGACATCGACACTGTTTGCGTAATATAGGTTCGAGCCAACTTGGGTCCATTGGTTCGGAGGCAGACCAACGATGTTCGCAGCGTACAAGTTGCTGACTATGAGATTACCTGTTACGGATACGTTTCCATCCTGGCCAGTGATGTTCGCGGTCGTGACGAGACCGTTTGTGTTGAGCGATGTGAGGTTTCCGAGCGAGGTGATGAGCGGCTGAGCAGGCGTCGAGACTGTACCGTACACGTTGGTCGAGTAAAGCTGAGTCACATTGGTTGTCCCAGAGACGTTGAGAGATGCGAGTGTACCGAGGCTTGTCACGTTTGGCTGGTCGGGGGTGACGAGCGAGCCGACGATCGATGTGAGGTTCGACTGGCCAGTGACATTAAGTGATGTGAGTGTACCGACGCTGGTTATGTTGAGTTGGGCCGGTTCAGAAACCTGCTTGGCAACTTTCACATGGCCAAAGACGTTTGCGCCGTTGAGTGAGTACAGGGCAGCACCGTTACCGCTCAGGTTCGAGGCGTCGAGCTGACCGACTGTCGATGTTCCGGATACTGACAGACTCGTGAGGGTTCCGACCGATGTGATGAGCGGCTGCGCGGCAGTCGATATGGTTCCAAATACGTTGGTTGCGTAAACGTTTCCAGAGTAGTTTGCGCTCACGACGTTGAGACTTGTTGCGGTTATGCCACCGGCGACAACCAGGTTGGACAGGATACCGACAGTCGTAATCAGGGGTTGATACGGGGTGCTAATGGTGCCGTATATGTTCGAGGCCAGGATGTTTCCGGCTATGTACACGTTACCATTAGAACCCGCTATATTCGCGAGAGGACTAATAACGATGGTCGATCCGTTACTCACGCATCGAGGTCCACCATTTGCGATGCTGTCACACATCGTCTGCTACTATTGGTTTATAAAAAACGATTACCAAAAGGCCTAATATAAGAATGAGAATGGATGCTATAGCGATCATACGCTGGCGCTGTGGTACGCCGGTTGACATATCGACTGGGGCTGGCAGAGTCATAGTTCGGTCCTTTTCTGGCAAGTATCTAAGTGAGTGAATTCTGAGCGTAAAAGAGTTGTTTTCGAGCCCGTTGAACGAGACTGGAAGGCCGTTGATATCAAGCCACTTGATAGTCAGGCGTGTGAGATTATCGATTCTGGATGGGTACTTGTTGCTGATCAGATAATCAGACTTTTCTTTGAATGTTTTTATTTCTCCATTTGGTACATCCATTGTAATCATGGCAAATGAGGTTGCCGATGTCAGGCCCTGGTATGTCTGCAGGAAGGTTGATATTCCTGTTTCGGCTGAAGGTCCACCGGACGGCATGCTAATCAGGCTCTTGGCGTCTATGCTGATCGGAGTCCGGAGCTCGTCAATGTCGAGCCAGACGTAATCACTGGTTGACATGTCAACGACGTTCGCCGACTTGATGAGATTCATCCCAGAGTAGGCTGTATTAGAAGAATAGACCGGGTTGGACGAGGCTGCAAAAGCCGAGCCGGTCGTAATGCCTATTATGTTTGAGAGCTGACCTGTGGCTGAGAGCGAGCTCAGTGTCGAACTATAGAAAATGAAACGACCTTCTGAATTAGAGTAATTCACTTTGGTCGACGTCTGGTTCGAGCTGTTAAACTCTGAAACAAAACTGGACGTCGTGTAGAACCCTGGAACCATCGAGACGTTCGCAGAACCATTGATGACAATGTTCGATGTGGCAGTCAGGTTGTATGTGGTGTTTGGAATTTTAACAGAAACCAAATCGATTCGTGTAATGTTTCGGATCGGTGTGGTCAGGTGAAGGGTATATGAATTACCCGAAGGATAAAGTGTCTTGTCTCTGTTTTTTGAATTTACAAAGAGAAGACTAACATCCTCCATCTACTAGTATCGCGTGTAAAAGTTAATCGCCCATTTATTTCTCCAGCAGACTGCCGCCGACGCCAGCCAGGATCTTGTAGCCGCGCATCTGCTCGCGGATCAGCTTCTGGTCGCCACAGAGGCCACCTGGAGTCAGACCCTTGGAGTAGTAGCCTGACGACTCGCCAGGGCCAACCACACAAGACAGGGAGTGCTCCAGATTCTTGATATCATTCGTGTTGATGTACTGAGCGCTGATTGGGGCATATGCCGAGTTACGCTTCAGTAGGGTCGAAAAGACCAGGTATGCCACAAGGACAGCAAAGCCAAACTTGACAAGCTGAGGATCAATTGCCATTTAAAAAAGACTAATATTTTTTATTTAGAGGTGCGTTAAAGATATTGGCTTCATATATTTTATACAGTCAGAATGGACATTGAATTGGATTCAGGAAAAGGCGGAGGCCTCGAGCTGAGTGCTGATGAAAAGGCGATGCTGGACGAGATCAACATCTCGGCTCCACCTGAGAAGCCATCTAGACCATTTAAGCGTCCGACATTCCGTAGACCAGAGCCCTCGCCGATGCAGGCTCCTGGAATTATGAGAATGTCGACCGATCCCACTATGGACGGTCTTTTTAATCCAGCCAAGAGCAGTATGCCTGAAATGGAACCAAACATTGAGAGCTGGGATGGCGGTGAGGAGATGGGTGGTGAGCAGGAGGAGATGCAGATGCCAGCCCAGCAGCTTCCGTCTGAGGGTTACAAGACGATCGAGGATGAAAAGGCGGACCTGCTCAACAAGTTGGCTCGTCTGCAAAAAAAAGGATTTCAAGTGACTGGTCGGCTGAACAACTACAGCAACATCGAGGAGATTCGCACCGAGTACAAGCGAATCACCTATCAGATCGAGGTGGATCAGTCTGTCAAGTTTCAGCGTCGCATGCTGATGGCTATGGTGACTGGCCTCGAGTTTCTGAACAAGCGCTACGATCCATTCGATGTTGTGCTCGATGGTTGGTCTGACGACATGATGCGCAACGTTGACGAGTACGACAATGTATTCGAGGAGCTGCACAACAAGTACAAGACCAAGATGTCGGTCGCACCAGAGGTGAAGCTGATTATGATGGTTGGTGGATCAGCAATGATGTTCCACCTGACGAATGCGATGTTCAAGTCGGCCCTGCCGAATGTGAATCAGGTGATGAAGGACAACCCCGATCTGATGAAGAATATGATGGATGCGCTTGTCAAGTCACAGAATCCAGGTGCACCGGAGCCACAGGGTGAGCGTCCACCAACGCCACGCGATCAGAATGGTCGTCGTGAGATGAAGCCACCTGGTTTTGACTTTGCCGGCCTGATGGGTGGATTCATGGCACCACCAAAGCCAGAGATTCGGCCTGTCACGCAGAAAGCAGCAAGAGATGATGACGAGCTGTCCGACATTGTGTCCCAGCACGATGGTGACCTAAAGGATATTGCAGTCAGCACCGGCGAAAAGAAAAAGACTGCCCGGAAGCAGAAGAAGGAGGTGGTTTTAAATCTGTGAAATATATAATAAATGATCTCGTACGCCGAGATACACTTTGATCAGCCGGCGTGGATACAGCACACGCCCCCTACCCAGCCCGAGATCCAGTACGCGCAGCAGCACCCACAGACGGAGTGCAACTACCTGGTAATGTTTTTCGTCGTAGGTGTGTTTGCAATGGGTATCATAGACGGATTACGCAAGAATTGAACGCGGGTGGTTTCACCGGTTCAGTAATTTCTTCAAGAATAAAACCAGCTTCTTTGTACATTAGACAGCGCTTGCGGTACATGCCCATAAGTACGCTCCAATGATCTACAATATCGTAGATTACTGGATTGTTCACCTTGCCCTTTGTCTCGCGCAAAATACGGCCGACAGCCTGCTTCACATCCGAATGCGGCGTCGCCAATATAATCGTATCGAGCGTCGGAATATCCAGACCCTCCTGGGCCAGAGCAAACGTTCCGATGATGAGTTGCTTTTCGGACGACGCGTCAAGCTCTGCCTGCTTCATGCCTCCTAGATATAAACCGGCCACGTCACCAAACGCCGCCTCCAACTCAAAACAGTGACCGCGACGATCACTCAGAAACAGAACCTTTCGCTTCTGCGCGAGACACTTCCGGATCGTTTCAATAATCATCTCATTTCTCTCTGGTATACAAACGAGCAGATTGATGATGTCGACGACAGAAAGAGATCCCATTCGGTTGACGGGTGGAGCCCTTTTGAAGAGCTCGTCGTTGAAGTGCAAAGGGACAACCTGAACAGTCTTTTGGTTTTCGCGTTCGACCGTCAGAAAGTTTGGACCGAGGAACCAGTACAAGAGTCGCGTGAGGCCATCCTTGCGATCGGGCGTCGCTGTGAGTCCGAGTGTGTACCGCGTACAAACCTTGAACATGGATTGCGAAAAGGCGCGCGAGCCGATATGGTGCGCCTCATCCACAATCGTAAGGCCGAACGTATCAAACTTATTCATTTCGTGCTCACGCAGAGACAGGGTTTGGATGAGCGCGATGGAAAAGTCACAGTCGACGTCGCACCGGTCCTGTTGGATCCGTCCGATGGTTGCTCCAGGTACAAACATTCGGATTCGGCTTTCCCACTGTTCGGCCAAAAACTCTTTATGGACGATGATGATTGTTCGGAGACCGAGGTGGCATGCGAGCGCGATGCCGACTGCCGTCTTGCCAAAACCTGGCGCGAGCGAAAGGACGCCTCCTCCTAGAGTTTCAAACGCCTCGAGGCCTTTTTTGAACGCCTCATTCTGACGAGTCGAGTCGCGAAGAACACCTATAAACTTTGAAGTGAAGCGTGCAGGCTCCGGTCGAGTCTCCTTGGCGGCTCCGTAGCGCTCGGTTCCAAAGTAGCGCGGGACGCAGATGTGTTCCTTGGTCTCTTTATAAACTTTGAATGATGGTGGTGTGATGCCGACCGCATTTTCGATCGGTCTGACTGTGAGCGTCTTTTTAAGTTCAAACGCATCAATGTCGTGTGTAGCCTTTTTTATCACATAGCCACTCCTGGTCAACATGGAGAATCAGGCTTAATACTCTTTAGGACGTAAAAAATATCACCCTCCCATATTTTCTTATCGATTTCGACACTGACTATTTCTCCAGCCGAGAATTCCTGGATCGGCCGTAGACCCTGGACGGCGCACATGACTCGGTTGTACCGAAACGGAATCTTGACGTGGAGTATCTGGTCGTCAGTGAACATCAACGTTATATACTTTCGACCGTTGACATCATGGAACGGCCTAACGATATGACCGTACATAGTTACAAAGCTTCTAGTTTTTTTATTGGCATTTAGTAATAATGGTCTTTCGCAAACTAAAAGGTGCTGTAAAAGGTGCAGCAGGTAAAATCAAAAGTACAGCAACTTCGGTAACAGGTACCGGCAGCCTAAAGGATAAATTGAAAAAGACGGCAGGCGCAGCACTCGTTGTTGCTGCCACAGGTGGTACTGGTGCGGCCGCAGCGGCCGTCATGATGAAGAACATGGAAAAGACCCAGTACAATATCAGCTCATGGGGACCACGAAAGGATGACCCCAAACAGGCTTTTATCATGTACTCTCCCGAGGCTGCTATGGACACATCCGATACTCTGACCATATCGGGCACACCGTTCGATGGCAAGTATCCAGTTAAGAAGGGTCGTACTCGCCGCGAGGTTTGGATTCAGCCAGGTGCTCCACTCACCACAACCGGTTCGAGTGGTTCTTTCAGAGTTAAAACTTCTGTAGCGGCCCGCCTGCGTCATCTCGGTAGCAAGGCTACGTCTGAAGTCCGCACAACCGCAAAAAAGACGGGCGACAAGATTAAGAAGGGTGCCAACTACATGTGGGACAAGATCAAAAAGGGACTGATGATTCTGTTTGCTCTCATGATTCTGTACCTGATTGTGACGACGGTCATCAAGGCCAAGGTGACGCAGGCTGTGACACCCGCACCAGCTCCAGTGGTAGTGGCTGCTTAAAAAATAAGTAAATAGTAACAATGCCAGTGTCGGAGAAAAAGTTTACTAACAACTCCAAGGCGTGGATTCTTTCCAAAGGTACTAGTAAAGTTTTCAATAATTATTCGCCATACAATTTAGTGCGTTTAACAAATGGTTTGAATTCCAACTTCGGACAACAGTACATCCTTGTTGGAGGTAAACTGCTGAATACTCATCATGCAAGACGTGTAACAAACAAGTCTAATATACTGAATACATTTCAGGTTGCTGCCAATTATCCTTATTTAACAAATAACAAGATTAAATCAGCTTATGCTCGCGGAAGATTACCTCCTTCGTATAACAGCCTGAACTCCTATGCAAAAAATATGAATGGTGCTGGTTACCAAAACAATTTTAATAATTTCAATGCGAACGGCATTCTTATTGAACTGCCCAAGGCGAAGGCCCCCAAGAAAGCTGCGGCACCAAAAAAGGCTGCCGCCCCCAAGAAGGCTGCGGCACCAAAAAAGGCTGCCGCTCCCAAGAAGGCGAACGCACCCAAGAAGGCGAACGCACCCAAGAAGGCGAACGCTCCCAAGAAGGAGGTGGGTGGTTTCTTTGCGGGGCGTGGTTTAAAGTTTTAATCTGATAAATGATAAATGCTACTGAGCATAGATGTCGGGATCAAGAATTTGGCCATGTGTCTGATTGATCCTTCGACGAAGAAAATTCACGAGTGGGAGGTGGCTGGTATCCCTCCACTTCATGCAGATGGCATCTTCCCTTGCATGAAGAAACACCTGGACGAGCGTCCCTGGTCGTGTACGGCCAAGACGGTTCTGATTGAGAAACAGCCAGACAAGAATAGGGGAATCAAGTCGGTCGAGCACTTTCTGCACGCCTACTTTCTGATCAAGGGTTCGGATGTGATTATTTACGACGCGCGGTTCAAGATTCCGGACGTGGCTGGTCCTGGCAGGGCCAAGTATCTGGAGCGCAAGCAGGCTTCGATCGACCGGTGTCGCGAATTCATCAAGGCGACAAATGCCGACAAGGTGGAATTCTTTGAAAAGCACAAGAAGAAGGATGATTTGGCCGATACAGTGATGCAGGCTCTGAGTTACATAGACCGGATCGTGGTTGAGCCAAAGAAAAAGGCCAAGCTGACACCCCGTCGGCCGACCGAGAATCAAAAGGCGACCAAGTATTCAAAGCCGAATCTGGCTTGGCTGGTCAAGACTGAAGCCAAGCAGGATGCGCGGTTCAAAAAGGATCTGGCCCGTTACTACTCATCCATAGACGAACTTAAGAAGGAGTTTAGCCTATAGAGTAATGGGCTGGGGTATCTGTTTTGCTCTTGACTCACAAGATCGTGTTTATTGTGCAGACGGATGTAAGTGGAGAGCAAGCAAGGCGGCCTATGATGACTATTATCCATGGCCGAGTGCACGCCAGGCTGTCCTCGACTATTTCGAGTACACTGCGCATAGTGAGCTTGATATGATCCGAGACGAGTGTCCTGGCACTGCCGCAGCGCTGAAGGAGGCTTGCGACGAGCATATCGGTTATGCCCTGCGTGAGTACGATCGTTTGACCGACAAGGAAAAGACGGATCTTCACAACGAAAAGATGGAGGAGTTGCAGCATACGATAGAAATTCTCGAACCTAGCAAGAAGGAAGCTTATCAAGATTATATTGACGCGCGCAAGGCGTTCAAGGCGTACAAGCCTCCGACCAAGGCACCAAAGACGCGTCTGCATGAACTCTATCATATGATCGAGCCTCTGAATATGGAACTGAAGATGGAGGAACTTGCAGTACGTTACGACGAGCACAAGGCGGAGCTCGCAAAAGCTAAGCGGGAACTGAAGCGGGAGAAACTATTCTATGTCTAGCCCATGCAGTAAAGCCGATGGTGACATCGAGCAACAAAACCTTCCAGGCATTCTCACTGCCATTATAAGCCATTATCGCGAAAATAGCATATAAAACAGAGTGGACTGGACGCAAGTCGTTCCACCAAATCTTATCCCCAAAAGTCTCAGCACCCGTCTTTCTGAGACCATTGGCCCATATATACATAAAGCCGATAGATATGCAGGCGGCCAAAAAAGCCATCGGTTTGATGAATTCAGGTTTGTTTTTGGCGAACCACACGAGTCCGAGTCTTGTTCCCATGCATCCGAAGAGAAACAGGAATGTCCGTTTGTCCATTTATATAATCATAGGTTTTTGGTGGCCGACGCGAACGTTGGTGTCGAGCATGACTGGGTGGCCCGCCTCCTTGAGTGCCCTGCAGAACGAAACATCCTCAGAGGACAGGTCGACGATTGTCTTTTCGCCGTTGAGCATCGTGTGAATATCGCTGCGGAACCAGGGGTACTGGAGGCTCTCAATGACACCCTTCTTGATGAGCATCCAGCCCATACCGGCGTAAGCCACCTCCAGGTAGCGATCGCCCGTAAAGTCCTTGGCACCCTTGACCATCTCGGGCGTCAGAAACTCAAACGTGCCATTCTGCTTGAAATAGTCCTCGTTCCACTCCTTGACAGCCGCAAGATTCTTCAGATTCTCCATCATGTACATACCGGCAGTCACGTCGTGTGGTGAATCGAGCATCTTGAACAAGTCGTCCGGTGTGAAGATGATATCCGAATCGATCCACATGATGTAATCGTACTCAACCTCACCCTGGAACGGCTTCTGCCCTGGTCCAGCCAGGACGTTTCCACCAAGACACTTGGCGCGCGCAAAGTGAACAACCGACGAATGCTGCTGCGAAATCATCACCTCGTATCCCTTCTTAAGACACTGGAGCATAAGATCAGACCAGGCTAGAATAAACTCACGTGAGTATTCGCGCCCAGGAAGTGCAAAGACAATCTTCATTTCTAATAGTAATGAACGTTACGTTTTTATCAGCAAAACAGACGCACGAGTTTCTGGATGCCGATCCGGACAACTTTTTTGGGCGCCTCCGCGCGATTGATCTCAAGGCTCGGAATGTACGGTCAGCCGCCGCATACAAAAAGCAGAGCCTCGAGTCGGTCCAGGATTTCTCAGATGACGAGAAATTTATGCTGACCGAAAATGTAAAACAGGCCAACAACTTGTTTGCAAAATGGCTGGCTGTCCTGCCAGGCATCAATAACATCCCATGGGTATTTGCCAAGTGCGACCAGGCGTACGAGGCTGGCTTGCCTCACACTCGCTGTGGCATCATATTCACTCTCGGTGGTGAGCTTGGCCTGAGAGAGTGCCTGCACGAAAAGATTCACATCTTTCAACGGTTGCACAAGGATATCGTCGACCAGTACATTAGCTCGCGTGGCTATATTCGCATCTATGGCAGCACGCCCGCGCTTCGCCGTTCTAATCCAGACATTGACGAGTTTACGTATATGAAGAATGGACGTGTGTGTGATGGTATATACGACAGCCCAAATCCTCCACACATTTCTTATACTGACGACATTCCACATCACCCACTCGAGGCGATGGCCTACGAGCTTACAAATCGCATAAAAGGAAACTGAGCACATACAGTAATGAATGTGCGTCTGGTTGATGCGATGGGCAATGACGCCGCTATAGTCCAGGCGGCTCGTATTTCGTACGGTGATGGCACAAAGACGGTCTCGGAGGATAGGGCGCTGATTCGTTTTCTGATGCGTCACCGGCACACGACGCCTTTCGAGATGGTTGCTTTCAAGTTTCATTTGCGCATGCCAATTTTTGTTGCTCGTCAGTGGATGCGTCACCGGACGGCGTCTGTGAACGAGTACTCGGCTCGTTACTCGATTGTTCCGGATGACTATTGGGTTCCTGACAAGTTCCGAAAGCAGTCTATGATGAATAAGCAGTGCTCGGCAGATGATAGTGAGTTTGAAAATGAAGATTTGAAGAAGCGCATGAATGTGTCGTGTGAGGAGGCTTTCAGGTTGTACGATGATCTTTTGGAGGCGGGATGTTCTCGAGAGCTCGCTCGGAGTCATCTGCCCCAGTCCACCTATACCGAGTTTTACTGGACCATCAACCTGCACAACCTCTTGCACTTTCTTGAGCTGCGTATTGATTCGCACGCCCAGCCGGAGATTCAAGAGTATGCCAAGGCTGTCTACGAGTTGATCAAGCCGGTGCTTCCATTGACGACCGAAGCGTTCGAGGATTTTCGTCTGTCGAAGATGTACCTCAGTCGTGTCGAGATTGAGGCGATCCGCGAAGGACGCAAGGAGATTCCCGGTCAGGGTGAGAATCGGGAGTTTCAGGAAAAACTGAAAAGTCTGGGATTATAGTAGATGGCTATAAAGATTAAAAAGATTAGCCCAAAACAATTTGCCAATACCATAAAAAGTGCTGGTAAGGCTGTCACCAGACCAGTTGCTGCCACTGTGAGAACCGTCACCAGACCAGTTGCAGCCACTGTGAGAACCGTCACCAGACCAGTTGCAGCCACTGTGAGAACCGTCACCAGACCAGTTGC